CAAAAGTGATTCCACAACTACCATGACCACCGCCTATTCTGTCATCGAATTTAACAGGTGCGAATGATGTTTGATAGCATAATTGATTGTTGTATAGCGGCGTATTGCCGAATGAATAAAAAAACGGATAAACCTCAGCGTGTTTCTTAAATGGCAACCATGTCGCATATAACCACGCATGACTAATGTTATCTAAATTGATGCTTGTAGGTTTAACGCCAGTACGCACAATTGAGCGTCCTAGATATATACCTGATTCGCTTTTGTTATTGGTGACAACAATATCTTCATTTAGCTTAGGCGGTGCAATGCCCTTGTAAAAACCTAACTCAAACTCCATACGCTGACCAATAGCCAAGACTGCAATTCTAACGACTGTTGATGCGGTAAACTCTAAGCGATAATAGCGATATGATACGCTATCTAATTTTAAACAGACGTTGTAATTATCATCTACTATTTGGCTCGGTATAGATGTGCTAGTGTTGTATATATAGCTTCCGTCATACACGCCTGCGCTTGTATTGTTGATTGTGGCAAGTGTCACGCTCACCGAAAAATCGGATAACGCACTTGCTTTTAAAATGATATTGTCGGTGTTTGATGTGAATAACTCATGCGCGCCTATGGCAAAATAATCAACACTCACCGCGCTACCACAGTCAATCGTGATACTGTTTGAACCTGCATCAAACGACACAAACTCAAACGGCTGCCAATTCTTTAACGAGTTGACACTATAGCCGCTAGTAACGCCAACAGCCGACAATGTGGCACTTGTTACGCGGTTTTGATAACCAATAAATGCAGCATCAAAGCTCATTTTTTACGCCATATTAACGATGTAATCTTAGAAACAAACCAATAAAGCACTAAAACTTGAACAACAACATAATACCGATATGCCATGTTTTCCATATCACACCACCCTTAAAACAGCACCGTCTTTTACTTCTTCACCGATTCTCTGCATTAACTTTAGCACCGAATCGCGGCTATACATAGTATTTTCTTCGCCAAAAACACTGACATTAACGAAACGCTGTGTGATAGGCTGTTGTTGTTGAGGCTCTGCACTTGCTGCCCCCGATGCGCCTACACCCGCACCGCCTCCGCCTGCACTACCACCACCAGCAAACGTAGCGGATTGAATAGCGCGTAACTGTGCTAATTGACTTGCTAATGCTGCCGCACCCATAGCCGCGCCTAATGGCCACCCACCAATCTTAGAACCCTGTCTAGCTGCTTCTATTACTGTTGACGGGATAGCAATAGCAGCATCTGCTAATCGTGCCGCTTTGGTTAGTTCAAACATCTTGCGACTATGCTGTGACATACCACCAAAATCAGCCGCGAAAAATGATATTGCGCCTTGCAATTGGCTTTTTTGGAATGCTTTGTTTAACTCTTGCGCCTTGCTGCCGCTACCTAAAATAATATCTAGTTTTTTGGCTGCGTGTTGCCGTTCTGCGTCTAGCGCGGCCTTTTTTAACTCATCTTTAAAGATAGCCTCTCCCTCTTGCAATTCTGCAAGTTTATCCATTTTTTGTTGGTGCTGTTCGTCTAATAACTCAATCTCGGTTAAGCCTGCGCGTCTGCTTTCTTCAATGACTTGCTGTATTGAGTTAATACGATTTGTACGATATTCATCTTCGGCTGTTTGCTTTTCTAACATTAACGCATTTTCTTTGGCAAAGTCGTCCATCATTTGCTTTAGAATAAGCGACTCAAAAGAAGCATTTGCAGCCAATACGCCAGCTTGATATTCGCTTGCTGTTAATGCTTTTTTGTCGTAAAAGTCTTTTAATTGCTTCAATAAATCTTGTTGGTGTGCAAACTGTAACTGGCTCTCACTCATGTTAGATTCAAGAGTCTGTTTTAATAACTCTTGCGCGGCCTTGCGTAATCCGTCTGCCTCTTTAGCCGCATCACCATCATCACCGCCGCCCTTTGGTGCTGTTGGTTCGCCTGTTTTGTTTTTGTTTTTAAGCTCCATCGCCTCCTTGATTGCTTCATCCCTAAAATTATCGCCTGCTGTGCCACCTACACCCGCCGCGATGTCCTCAATACCCGTCCTTGCAAAGTCTTCGAGTGTCGCTTTTGTTTGTTTTACTTTCTCCATAAGCGCGTCAAGTGCTGCGGTCTTGTTGCCTATCGGTATCGGGTCAATCTGTGGCAGGTTTTTTAATCGGTTATAAACGTTTTCAGCCTTAATCATTAAGTTAGTCAATACAGTGACGTTTGTATTGTAAACATCAATGATTGTCGCAACAGGTACACCAACACCCATTACAATGATATTACCCAACGTGCCTACACTAGCCGCTACTATTTTTAACACGCCGCTAACGGCTGTAAGGATGTTTATTAGCTGTGCGCCTAACTCAATCGATGCAAATGTGGTAAAACTGATATTGTCGTTTAGCTCGCCAGGGTCAACATTAAACAAGGCGTTTAAGTTGCGCGTGGCAACAGTAAAAGCAGGGCTTAACTCGCTGCTAATAATCTCGGTTGTGGTGCGTAAGTTAGCAATAAGTTTGTCAAACTCTTTGTCGGCTTCAATGGCTCGGCTAACGTCTAAATCGTTTATCTTCGGTAGTAAATTATCGAACTCATTGGCCAATGCTTTTACATTAACTTCGGTTAGTTTTAACGCTGGTAGCCAATTATCGCCAAAAAGAGTAGCACCGATTTGAGCCTTATCGGCTTGGCTGCTCACTTGACCTAAGGCATTGGCAACCGTGATTAGCTGTTCATCTACGCCTAATTTAGTCAACTCTGACATTGACAAGCCTAGACGCGCAAAGGATTCTTCAAAATCTTTATTGCCATTGGCCGCTTCGCCAATCTGCTCGTTAAGCGTTTTGGCAAGGTCAATCATCATGTCAGTTTCTAGGTTTGCACCCTCTGACACCGACCGCAATCGCGCTAATTGATTGTAAGTTAGGTTTAGACTGTTAGCTAATGAGTTAAATTCGCGAACGCCATTATTAGTTGTTGCAAACAAAGTTGCGGCTGCTGCTGCCGCTGCTACAATTGCGGCCTTTAAAAACAAAGCAGCATTTGCTGCTTGACTAAACCCACTTGACATGGCCTGAGTGGTCGCAATAGATGCGCCTTGAGTATCAACTAATTGTTGATTCACACCCTCAAGCGACTTTTGTAACTGCGTTACATCGGCGCGTAAACTTATAACGAGGTCGTCAGTTGTTGCCATGAATTTTGTCTAACTCCTCATTTAGTTCGTGAAACTCGGCCAATGTCATCGGTTTGCTGTAACTTTTGCCTGTGCTTATTTCCATTTTATCTAAGTGCGTATCCCATAACGCCCAAAAGTCAAAAGGCGTTAATTGCCACGCATCACGCGGCTGTATTGATAAGTAAATGACAGCACTCGACCATAACTTATGCCAAATGCTGCCTTTACCTACTTTTTTTCGCTAGACTCATCCACGGTTTTGATGTCCGTTTCGCTACCTGCCGTCAAGATGTTACCCGCGAATGTGGCCACTGCTATAGCGTAATCACTTAACCGCTTTGACTTTAGCATACGCTTGTAAAACTCTTCGCGTGTCCACCAGTCAGGATAGCGGCCTGTAGTTGGCACTGCACAAGCAAGCAATGCTTTGGTGATGTCGCCAACTTTTGGCTGTTGCATTTGGAAAATCAACTCATAGATAGGCTTACCTGTCGCCGTTTCTAATTTGTCTAAATTCTCAAAACTTGGTACTAGATTAAACTCTAGCCCCTCGATGTCCAACAATACTAAACCACGCATATTAAGGCACCGCTGTATAAGTGATTGTACCCGCGCTTTCTAAGCTCATGCTAAAGTTTTCTTCTTTGTTGTATTCGCCTGAACGCTCACAACTAGAGATAGCCCAAAGTCCCGCCCATGCTTCACCTGTGCCTGACTCAATCTTGCAGTAGATATGCGTATTGGCGTTAGCTGCAACCATGACATGGTCTGTAAATACCGCGTTATCAGATACCACGCCTGATACTTTGCAGGAATAAGCACGAACACCCGCACCCTCTAACAATTGACGCGCACCTGAGCTGTCTTTGTCGGTTACATCTACAGTCTCATTACTGATAGACAAAGAGTCCGTTTTACCGCCACCGATTACCGCAAAAACATCGGGACCCGTGCTTGTGCGTACTTTAATACGAAAGTCACTACCTTTATATTTAGCCATTATGCCACCTCACTGATTAACAAATTAAAACGCATCACACCATGTCGGGTAACGCCGTCTGTATCAATAACCATGTCATGCCGTAAAAACTGGCATAACACGCTTTGCCCACTCTCTAAAGTCAAGTCTTGATTGTGCAATGCTGCATGGCATTTGTCCATCAAGCCGCGAATCTCTTTTGTTCCCTCGACACGACTGCCAATGTGCAATGTGATAACAGCCTCTAAACCGCTATCATCTTTATTAGACCAATCTGCCGCACCGCCATCTTCTAACCAAATCTTAGGAAATGCTGTTTTATCGTCTAAAATCTCTTTAACTAAACCGACTAAACCTGTTGTACCGTTTAGTTTTACCCATACCGCCTTGACGTAACTGTTAAATAAACTCATATCGGTGGCACTCCCTGCATATCGCGTATGGCTTGATTAACCGCGTTTTGTACAATAGCAATTGCCTGTTGTTTCTTAGCTTGCAACCCTTTGAACATAAACGGACGCGGCTGCAATCCTCTGCTTAAATCGCCATATTCTAGCCGCTTGGCATAAGGTGCGATTGAGTGAAGTGATAAGATTCTAACTCTTAAATTTTGTAACTCTGGCTCAATTTGAATTGACCGCGCTAAGAATCCTAAGTCAGTTGCAGGGCTTTCCCCTGCCGCCGATGCTTTGTGTGTTCTATATGTGCCGCTTGCGTTTTTTTTGCGATATGTTTTACCGCCGCGCGGTGCGTGTTCTATGTTTTTTCTAACCTCAGTAGCGACAATCTCACCTGCAATAATGAGATTCGCCTCAAGCCTACGTTGTAAAGCCGCGTTTAATTGTGCTACTAATGACATTATGCAGCCTCCAAAACGAACCTTGAACCATCCTCTAGCAATAAGAATCCACCATCTTCTAGCAGTATAAAATCATTATCAACACTGCTAAAACTATCTGCACTTTCAAGCGTGATGGAATATAACCCCTCTTTGTTATATTCACCCGATGTCTCAAAAGCAGATAAGATAAAACCACCTGAATATATTTCGCTATTATTACTATTGATTTTTACGTTAAGTATTTCGCCCGTATTGGCCGCGTAACTGATTTTTTTATAACTATCTGCACTACTAATGCAGCCTTGAGCCTTAATACTTACTGACTGTATGCCACAATTCTCTAATAGTTCGCGCTGTAAATCGCCTTTGCTAGTCACATCAACCGTTTCATTATTTACTGTCATAGTGGTTGTACGCATCGCGGCTAATACCGTAAATACGCTATCAATCTCAACTTCTAACAAAAATAATGCGCCTTTCATTGAGCTGTCGCTCCCCATAATTCGGCTTTAATGTCGTAAAAGTCTAGGTCATCTTTATTGCGGCTAACGCCCGTAATTCGGTAATACTCGTTACGATGAACAATGCGTATATTATCGCTATCCCTTGTTGCAGGTACTGTGACTGCTTGGTTTTGTCTGATTGTAAATGTATAACCTTGTGTGTGTTGATTCTCACCACGATAAAACCTTTCACGCTCGCTCTGTGGTGTCGCTTTCGACCATACGCTAACGAGTGTTGACCATGTGCTAGTAAAGCCGCCTTGGCCATCGCTTACTTTAGCGCATTGCTCAATCGTGATACGGTGCTTTAGCTCGCCAATGTTCATACGTTAAATACTCGGTATTGATTCAACACGCTCACAACATGAGCGGGTAAATCGTAAGAGCCGCGATTATAAAAACGGTATGTGACAAGGTCTTTTAGTGCTTGTGTAAGTGGTGCTAGGCTTGATAATGCTGTCGCCATTGTCCACTCAATAACGATTAGCTCATCATTTGAATAGTCATAATTTAGGCGTAAACAGCCTGTTACTTCATTAAATAAATAATCTGTAATTGTATCGCCGTCAACAGTGACAACGACCGATGATGCGGTAATTCTTGGTGAGTAAAAACGATTTTTAATTGTTTCAGCAATGTATTTTGTACGCCAAACTTGAGGCCGTAATACGTTTTTAGTGTATGACTC